TCATAGATTCGGTAGAGCGGTTTAGAACGATCGCTAGGATGCTGTGATCCAGCGTATCGGTCATGTTTTGCATCGCTGGGTGCTCTGGCGCTTTTGCCATTAAATACTCGATCACATTGACCGTATTAGTGATCCCGCATGTGCTTACTGTGATCGTTGCATAAGCCTCGTTTACCAAGTCCCGCAGGCTATCGATCATCATGGCCGGGTGAGTGTTTTTCCCCGGCATCTTTTCGATCATTTCTTGATCCATCATAATGAACGGAAATCGCCCCTATCGATGGTCAATGGATGGAAACTACGAACCCTATCAATGGATATCCCCTTAAAGGGGGGATATCCATCAATAGGAGTTCTACCAATTAACGGTGATAGAACATGAATAAGTGGTGATAGGGTTTTTAGCCTCATTTTTGATCCTCATTTAGTACGTATTTTTTAGCCTTTTCAGTGCCCGTATTTTTAATCAGACCCTCTTGCTCCCAAGTCGCCGTCAAGTCGCGGCTTTTTGTATGTCCAACCTTTGATTTATTGCGGATATAGCTTTGCAAATCGCCAGCACTAATTCCTTTTGATATGGCCTTTTTGTAATCCTCAAAATTAACCACAATCTCCGGCCTGCCAGCCGTCTTTCGTTCTGGTTCATCAGCCTCAATCCACGCCAGCCCTACATCGCTGTGACGCAAGTTCACGTGCGGCTGAACAGCATTTTGCGCTATAATGCCTTTAGAATTAAGATTAGACCGCTTGCCTCGCTTGGTTACCTCAAGCCTATAGATACGCTTTCCTTCGGCATCGTCGCCACAAGGCGCAAGAATTAATACGCTTCTTGCCCAATTAGTCAGCTCGCTTGAGCCAAATCCGCTATATGCCTTGTCTGCGCCTTGGTACCCATTGCCTTCTCGTACTGGCTTCGGGGTGTGATGGATTAACATCCACGCAAACCCAGCCGACAGGGATAGCGGATTAAGCATATTGCGCAGGAAAGCACTTGCCGTCTCCTGGCTGGATAGATCGCCTCCAATGAACGCCAGCAAGGGATCGATCCAGACTAGGTCGGGCTTATGCTTCTCGACTAAGCGGCGAACACGATCCACGAACTTCTCCCCGGTCGATGTGCAATCACGCACGATGGTCACGTTTGCCATAACTAACGCTTTCTGCTTTTCGGTTAGATTCATCGCCTTAAACACGCCTTGAATCGATTCGGCCACGTCTCCCTCGTCGTTCTCAGCTTGAATGATTAGCGACTTCAGCCCGTTGCCGTGCGGGTTAATACCGAAGAACGACTCAGCGATTGCCCAGGTGATTGCGGCCTGCATACACAGCACGCTCTTGCCAAGTCCACTGCTGCCAACCCACAACGCTGAGCCGCCACGGCATATCCACCGCTTGCCTAGCAGTTGCGTGATGTCGGCATCCTCCTTGAAATTGACTAACTGCTCCCAGCTATACGGCTCTGGAATATCACCGTAGATCGTGCGCTCCTGCCATTCCATATAAGTCAAAGTCGGTGCGCCACACTCGACTAACTCCTGCTGCAAACCTGTGGCCGTCCTCATCGCCCCTGGCAACCGCGACAACCTGCCAGCGTCTTTGTTTGCTGGATCAGGTTTCGAGTGTTCTAGGTGCTTGTAAATAAAGTCCACACGTTCAGCAAACTCCTTGGCATTGGCTGCCCTGATCTCCACCCATGCGTGCAGGCTGCGCGATCCGCTCTTAATGATGGACGACGTAGGCAACCCACTGCGCTTAATGATCGCCCACTGTTCAGCCATCGTGCTTTCATCAAACTCGATCAAGCAGTGGCGGTACTTTACGATCGACTCAGCTTTCCGATTCTTTCCGTTGTTAGCGTTGATGGAAACGTAGACTCCAACTGCATCGCCTTGCCATTCCTTTAGACCATCGCCCTTAAACAACTCTAGCCATTCCTCTCGGCTTCGCGTCTCGCCAGCACCGTCGGGTCTTTCCCTATCGCCATCTTTAATCGATCTTGTGATATTTATGAAATCGCCCACGTCGAAGCAGGTGGTCAAAAACTTATCGACCGGCCCGCTCTCCACGCTGATCGGCATGGGCGGTACTGGCAGATCCTCCCGCACAATCGCCCCGTTCTGGTAGCCGTACTTCGCCTTCGGCCTCCATGGCTCCCTAGCTGGTTTGCTGTATGCGGATTTTACTGCTGCCACGCATTCATTTTGGGTTAGTCCATTCTTAAAGCCCCAGATCTCTGCCTCTGACTCCGCATCAAACTGCGACAAGCCTTGATCACGGAACTGCAACGCCATACGGAACAGCTGCGTGTTGCGTTCACCTTTCGGCGCCCCGTTGTGGTAAACGGCCTCGGTGGCTGGGGGCAGTGTAATCATTTTTTTGCAAACCCTTTCAACGCTTTTTTGATCACGTACTCAATCACTGCCTCTTCATCTTTCTTTAACTGCTTCAGCCCAAATGCGTGCAAAGCCTTTGCCGTCTTGGGGTCATAGCTTACGTCGACCAGAACCTGCTTAGGCGCGGGCCGTGCTTTGCCAAAAGTAATTTTACCCAGATCTTTCATTTGCGCTTTCTCCTTTTGCGGGGTTTGACTTCTTTCCAAACGTTAAAGTCCTTGTCGCACTCGACCGACCAAAGCATCAGTTTCTGATAGAGCGATCCGGCTAAGCCCCAGCGGCACAAAGTCCTGCTAACCAAATCACCCAACCAGTATAGAAGCCACGACAACGCCCTCATTTTTTCTTCTCCAAATCCCGCTTCTGGTACGTCTGCGCCCGCTTCAGCAGCTCCTTGGCGATATGCAGCGCCATATCCAGTCGACTGCGTGCTATGACCAACCGGCCGTCGATCAGGCTTTTCTTTGCCCGTTCAAGGATTTCAATTTGCCAGGTGAGGCGTTTTACGGACATGTTAGTGATTACACTTTTTGGCTAAGGCGTCGCCATGGCATCGCTGTGGATAGCAGTGACAAATCAAAACCTTGCCTTGAAGTGTTTTAATTTTTGACTTAATTGACGGCTTGTTTGGCAGGTAGTGAGTGGCGTATGCGTCACAAACTTCGTCTCGAGTGCCGTCATCTTCCAATATAAACGGATTCCCAAACTCTGAACTGCGGTCAACACGAATAGCCAAACCCTTTTTTTCAGCCCACTGAATAAGGTTTTTGTCTCGGCTGGAATTGGCAACGACTGTCCTGCCTGATTCTACTTTCTGTTTGCGTTCCTTTTCATCATCAAGCCATGGCTCTGTCGGAATTGCCCTAACAGCTCGAGCCGCATCCTGCATGGTCATTTTGCCAGCCTTAACCTTCTCAAACACTTCTGGGGCAGCCTGCTTAATCTTTGCGGCCTGACTTACATACGTTCTGTTTGTGTTAAATATTTCGGCAGCCTTGTGGCTGGTCGATCTTTGGTCTTTTGTTTGTGGAGCAAATTTTTGCGTAACAGAATCCAAAGGCTTTCTGATCTGCCTAGCTTTGCCATCTTGTGCAATCGCTTTAATTATATCGTCAGCCTCTACGGCAATAGTTGCCCACTGTCCGCTGTTAAGGTTGCGACGCTTATTTGTCCTCATCACAAGGCCAATCGCCTCAGATTCGTCGCCATCAAATTGACGAGTTGGCGGGTTGATCTTTAATTCAATACACGCCGTCCACCTGTTCCACCCGTCCAATACTTGTCCTTCATAAATAATAATGGGCTGCTTAGAGTCGTAACCATTGTCTCGAATATCGTCTCTTAAGCGGTTATAATCCTCGGCTTTAGCGGCCGGGAATATGTTGAATTTATGTTTTTTCATTTGTTGTGTATTCTCCTGTGGCAGTGTTCGCATAAGACGGACAGCTCTTGGTCGCCATATTCCCAAGGCATCCGGTTGAGGTCGTAGAAGTGGTGGTGGACATGAATCCGAGCAACATCTGGCCCGACCCCGCAGTTTTCACATTTCTTTCCCCTTGCCTTAAATAAGGCCAATCTTTTTCGGTGCCATCGAACATCGGCAAGAAAAGCGGGGTAATCGGCTTTTCCGTTTTTTTTAGACAAAAGGCATGAACTATAACCCAAGAATTTCTTCGGTCTTTTTGGTTCCCACATAAAAACCACTTATCAAACTTTGAGTCCATAAGTTGTAAGTTTTCAAACACCCGCATAGGAAAATGCGGATTTTTTCTCAAATACTCACATACCCCTTGAGCAACTACCCCCAAGGTATGCTGTGATCCCTGAATGCTTTTCCATGTTACAACGGCTCGCATCGGCCGGTGATTTTGATCCTGTATCCATCCCTCCTCTTCGGTGTTTTCATGAAGTACGAGAGGGTCGACTTCATTATGACAAATTGAATGCTCAAGAATTTGCTCAGGCTTAATCAGATAAATGCTTTTTCTATTGCTGTCTTGGAATCGCTGCGGGTCAGTGTTCCCGGAGTTAAGGCAACAACGATCAAGCGTTTTCCTGCGTTCATGCCTATCCAGCATTTCCCCAGTCTTGATAACGCTTCTAACCAGGTATGACTCTTCACGATTATCATGCGAAGTTTTTTCGATCTCCAGTGACAAGACAGACCAGATTTTTATTTCCTTATGCTCAACAGGGTGCAACGGCCAAATTCTTATAAAGCCAAGGTCAGGTGTTAGAACAATAGCGCATTGAACTATTCGTCCTGTTTTCTGGCGATTAGGAGCACCCTTACCCATCAGAACTCCGGTTGTTTTTAAAACGCTCACCACTGCCCCATTCCCCACCGCATACGATTGGCGCGGGCCTCTCGCACACAGTCGGCGTACTGCTCCGGCGTGTAGGTGCAGATAATACGGGCGGAGAACATGGTTAGAATATCCTGCAAGCTCACAACACCGCCTTCGGCAGCGGCCCCGCCAGTTTGTAGTGGTACTTGCTGGCGTCGTATTCCAGCGGATAGCCAAAAAAGTCACGCAGCAGATCGATATCACGCTGAATCGTTTTGTAGCTACATTCGAGCTTAACGCCCAACCTCGCACAGCTAGGCAGCGTCAGATCCCGGCGCAGCATTCCAGCGATCACACCTAGGCGGCGGAACGTCGGCCGTGTATCGCCAAGGCCAGCAGCCCGATTACGTTTTGATGCGAACGTGGCGGCCTTAGTGCTCACTTAATCACCTCGACCATCGCTACCTTCGGCAACCGCATTGCGTTGAACTGCTTTTCACTGGCTGCAAACACGTCGATCACCGGGAGCTTCCCACCGCTTGCCTTCTTGCTTTTAACGGCAGTGCCCGTATCCACGGCCACCCACTCCCGCTTTGCGCCCATCACGCGGATCTTGCTCCACAGCGGAATGATGTCTGGATCGACGGCGCAGTGACGCCCAGCACGCAACTTGGTGCCAGTGCTGGATTGATAGCGACTGCTCCACTCGTCCTCACCTGGCCAGTAGCCGGTGATGCGAACTTTGATTTTCTTCACGTCGATCTTCTTTGCGATCGGTCGCAGATC